AGTTGTGATACATACCCAAAGCTGTCTTTGCCCTGTAGTGTTTCAAAGTCTGTGAACTTATTCTCATATGCCCAAGGGGAGGCTGACTTAACATCATCAACCTTCCCATTTAACACGAGGTCATAAGTCCCATCAACATGTCCCCCCTTTATTGGTAAAGAAACCTGCTCACTGTCATCAAACTTAACGTCTGCCGCCCTTAGTAAGCCTTTAAACACAGCCTCTATAATATCACCAAGAATCATGTTGATAAGAAAGAAAGGAGAATCAGATATTTTTTCACCAGGATGGTTCTTTTCAAACCAAAGCTGACATTTCTTACGTCCAATGTTAGACATCCTAAGCTTAAACGTCCTCTTCTCCCCTGAGAATTGACGACCCAATGCCTCTCTGACATCCTTGGCTACGAGGTCAAGAGTAGCCTTATCCATACTAGACTTACCTAGCATGACGTTTTGTAAGAAAGAATGGATCGCTAATTCTGCAGGATGGTTCATGGCTACTCCTCAATCTCAACTATGGTAGAAGCAATCTCGTCTTCCTGATCGGATAGTTCCTCAGGTCTACGATGTTCCTCCCATTTGCTGATCGTTATTGAGTTCATAGCCTCAACCCACTCAACAAAGTTATTCAACACTTCTTGGTCATCCGTGGTAATCTCTACTACTTTACCTAGCGTAGGTTTCAACACAGCATAAGTTGCACCACTAGGTATACTCTTTACTTCCGTGCCAAGATGTAACAGATGTTGAATAGGAAGTCTGTTTTTCCTTTGAATCTGATTGAACATATCCGTCATAGCCTTGAAGCTATCTCTGTTCTTAATCTTCATAAGGAAAGGGAACTCTTTAACATCCACAGGTTTACCGTTGACATCCTTTGCTTTGCCAAGTGTACACAGACCAAAGATAACCTTGAACCTATCGGTTGCTCTCATAAGGTCTTGTGTTTCTTGTGGCAACGAATTGAAGTCCTTAACATAACCTGAAGGTCTACCACAGTTAAACCCTCCATAGTTGTCCTTCAGATCGCCATTCAAAGACGTTGCCATTACAGTTCGCAACATTCTACCCTCGCCACCATCAGGCTTTTGATAATGCTTATCGTAGCGTTGGAATTGAAAGCGTTGCATAAAGGGACGTACTGTCACCTTATCACTGTAATATACTGTATCATCCGGAAAGGTTACAGAGAAAGCTCCTGATTTAACTATGGCTACTTCCATATCCTCACCATCGACTTGCTTTGTACCCATCACATTTTGATGAACTAACTTTAACTCTGCTAAAGCTGATGTGCTTTTTGCAGGTGCGTTAGACATACCCATTAACTCTGCTAAGTCAGTGGGTGATTTACCTATTATTTCTAGTGCGTTTTCCATATATGTTTTACTCCTAATTTATGAAACGAATTTTATCAGACTACATCTTTAACGTCAAGCCAATTGTCACCTATTTTTGACTCTAGTAACAACGGAACATTAACATCAATATCATAGTAAGACTCCACTATACTTTTTAAATCTTTATTTACACTTTCTATGATCCCCAAAACATCTTTCACCTCTGCAGGGTGAACGTCTAGAACCACAGAGTCATGCACACTGTTTACTAACATACTCTTATAACCATTTAATCTAGTCTCAATCTCCAACAATACAATAGGAACTATATCTGCCGTAGCAAAACCTTGAACAGGATAGTTCTTAATCATGGTAAAGTGAGTTGGAGTTCCACTTGCCCTTCTCTCTACGTCAGGAAAAGCATACTGCCTACCTGATGGTATCTTTATTCTGCCAAGGTTGATAGCCTCGTCCCCTAGTTTCTTGTGCCACTTGGCTATGCCCTTGTACTTGTCCATGAAGTGGGTGTAATACTCAGCCTCAGCTTTCGTTCTACCGAACCCTGTAGCTCCATAGAGAGGTGCAAAGGTATGTGCCTTAGCTTCTTGTCTAGACATAGGTTGCCCTGCCTCAGTGATGATCTTTGCCGTGTAGGAGTGAACATCAAATCCGGTTGCTACTTCTTTCATTGCAACTTTGTCCTGAGATAAAAGTGCTGCAACTCTAAATTCTAGCTGTGCAAAGTCAGCCTCTAGTATTTTACCTTTCATACCAAACGCATTATCACTCCAACGAGAAACAAACACCCTTTTAACAGGAAACGTACCACCTCTAGGCATATTCTGCATGTTAGGGTTACGTCCACTAAATCTTCCGGTAGCTGTCACATGCTGAGTAAGACTTACATGTAGCATGCCATCCTCTTTTGTGTAGTGATGTATGCCCTCAACAAAAGCAGAGAGATAACTTGACACAGCACTTTGTCTTTTTAGATCACTCAAGAAACTCTCTGCCTCACCCATATCTTTTGCCTTGGCTATGTTTATAAGCTGATCTAAATTACCTTTGCTTGTAGAGAAACCGTTTGCACTCACCCAAGCTTTTGACGGTGGGAAGAAACCTAATCCTGCCATTTGTTTTAGCTTAGTCAGTTTATACCCTCTTGTGTCACAGGCAACACATCGATTTGGCTTGGCAAAAGGTGTACCGTCTTTCTTTTTCTTAAACACTTTGCCCTTTCCCTTGCATGCCTGACACACACTAGCCTTTGTTTTGACCATCATGGAACTATTATCTTTGACAGTTTGTTTAAACTCTTCTTTATCTTCCACATAGTCAAAGGCTACTGCCCACTGTCTCTTATCGTGTAGTATTCTAGAGTATATCACTTGGCTAACTTGCTCCGGAGAGTTGAGATTTATGGGAGTATCACCCATCAATGTTTTGACCTGAGCTTTTAGCCGTGTCTCTATCTCTAATAGTTCATCCTCAAACTGTTTTCGCACCTCTTGTAGAGCCTGTTTGTCTATATTAAATCCGTTCATGTACATCCTAGTCAAAGTTTTACACACATTGTTGGTAGTATCACGGACTTTTATTAAGGATTGAGCCTCCGGCTTATCGTACTCTTCCATAAGCCTCCAATACAGACCCTTAGTAACAACTAAATCTTGATGCAGATAGTCAGAGAGTTCATCAAGAGGTATTTCATCGGTCTGAAAACCTCGTCTAAAGTAATCTTTGAGTGTGTCAGACTTCTTAATATCTAAATCGTAGCGTATTGCACAGTTTTCTAAGCTGACAGATCCCTTCTGACCACGCTGTAGTATGTAATCACCCAACATTGTATCAAATATCTCCCCATCATACTTAAAACCACATGCCCACAGCCACTGTAGATCGTACTGTAAGTTGTGACCGATTAGTAATGTCGTTTTGTCAAGAACTCTTTGTAGTCTTTCTTTACTAGTATCATCTGTTATCTTCTTTTCTTTATGGTCAAACACAAATATTTCACTATCATACTCTAACCAATCAAGTACACCCACGAGTGTCAAAGAATTGTCAGGTTCAAAAGGGTCTAGATGTAACTTACCATCACGTTTAGTTGTAGTGTTCTCCACATCAAGTATTATTTTCATGCTGAATACCTTCCTGTTTCTACGTCTAGTTCTACATGAACTGTGCCATGCCAACCTGTTAGTTTGTTTTTAGCCAATCGAATGTGCCTTTGAGGATCGTTACTGTCCTGTCCTTCAATGTCAGGGTTCTTACTAATTAATAACATTAAATCTGCCTCTGCTGCCTTGCCTGTTTTGCTACCCTCAAGCATAGATTGGTTAACATTTATCTTACCTTCAGCCTCTGCTGAAAGTTGAGACATCCATATTATAACGCAATTATACTTCTTGGCAATGTTTCTTGCATGAATTGCAGCCTCCTTGAGATAAATATCTGATCTTTCTGATCCGGCTGTTGCAAACTTATCGCCCATATCAAGAATAATTATGTCCGGCTTTACACTTTTCGCAAGCTGTTCAACATAATCCATGTTCTTATCTGTGGCATCTTTGATGGATAGAAAGCCTCTTATGGGATCGTATCTCTCTAGTGCTTTCTTTCTGTTCTCCAACACTTGATCGCTAGACATATTAGATTTGCAATAAAGATACCGGAGTCCAACTCTCTTGTATGCCTCCTCGTTGCACAACACTACACACTTTGCACCCTGATCTATAAAGCCACCCTCAGAAGCTATGATGCTAGAGTGAAACGATGTCTTTCCGGTATTGGGTCTTGCTCCCACTATAACAAAATGTCCACCACTTAATCCCTCAACCCTTCTGCGTAAAGATGGGATGTTAAACTTCCATTGGAACTTTAAGTTGAGATGATCCACTAGAGTATCAAAACTTATGTCATCTCCTTGGAACTTAAAACTAGGAGTGAAGTCATCCTGATAGTTATCTAGTATATTTCTAAGTGGCTCAAGATTATTCTTTGTGCCGTTCACATAATCAAAGCCTATGTTGGCTACCTCTTCTCCAACCATTTGTTGAAACAACTTGGATAAAACCTCCTTAGCTATATCACTATTCATTGGCTCTTCTTTAGACAACTTACTAAACAAGACTTCAAAGGATGCCTTGTTCGCTGAAGTCATAGTGCCGTTGTCAGAAAAGAACAAAGCCTGTAGCTCTGTCAGAGATAAGTTCCTCTCGTGTTTTTTCATAGCCTCGTCTAGTGTCCCTTTTATTTTACGAACATCTTTACTAAACAATCGATCCGGACATTTACTACCTTTATGCTCTTCATAAAAGTCTTTTTGCATTAAACTTCTAATTAGTGCTAGTTCTATCATTCTGTATCTTCTCCTCTATTAATCCATCAATAAGACCTAACATCTTGTCAAAGTCTTCTTTGCCTAAGTTCTCTATGTAAAACCATTCTTTAGCTCTCTTACGACTCAAACTCTCAGCCAACGAGTGTGCCATCTTCTCTGCTACACCTCTATGTTTAAACTTTTTGTAGGTAACTAACTCGTAATCTCTGTGAGGACTGCCTGTCTGATAACCATTACATCTATCTGTGGACTCAATAGCCTTACCAATCTTATACCAATTCTTCCAAGCAGGGTTCTTTAGTATATACACTTCACCCTCAGTAGACAGTATGTAGTTAGCTAAAGAAGAATATGCAGCATCGGTAAAAGTTTTGTATCTTCCAGGCTTGTATAGTGGATGATTTCTTGATATGTACTTGCCGTCAACATACATCCGTAATGGATTATTTATTTTTGCTTTCCTTGGGTTGTCTATTATGTCCCTAGCTTTTTGTTCCTTCTTGTGACACTCCTTACATTTTAAAGTTTGTGACTCGTATGTGTTATCCCTTGTTAGAAGAACATAACATGCTTTGCAGTTCTTATTATGTTTCTTTCCTGTATACAAAACTATTTTATCCATTAATCAACCTCCTTAGTTTATTAAAGTCATTCTCTCGTTTGTATTTTAAATCATCTTCTATCTGTAGTCCATACACTTCTGACGGATCACAGTAACTCTTTAACTCTTTCGTGTACTGAATGGTCTTACCAACAGCATCAGGATCAAGAGCCACAACAACTATCTCAAAGGTATCAAGATATTCTTTATGCTCTTTTAACAGGCTTGTGCCTAACAGTGCCACTCCGGTAACTCCTATAAGATTTTCCCCAATAACTGTAGCTGATACAACATCCTCAACAACAACAGCAATACTTTTACTAGGTCTTATACAATACGAATAATATTTTGCAGCC